GTACCAACATAAGTACCATCGATTGTCAAGCCACCTGATGATATAGCCATTAGTTACCCCCACCCCCGCCAGAAGGAGCAGGAATAAATCGTAGGGTTCCATATATACCCGTAGGTTGTTCACTTGTAATGCTTCCCCCAGCTACTCCCCAGCTATCTAAAAGATATAAATCAGTAGGTATACTCTTTAGCTTGCCATCTTCTGTTACACTATCAAGATTTAAACTATAACTAGCTGCATCTTCCTTTATATCACGCTCTGATGGCGTAATAATTGTACCAGACATGAATGACTTTATTTCAAACAATTCCTTTGCCATAGAACCTCCATTCTAACCTTTTATTAAGTCTCCCCAAAGAGACGTTTTGCCATTAATTATTTGGACTATATGAACTGTAAATAATCCTCTATCAAAATAATCAACGACGGCAAAAGCATGAGCCCAATTATGCTTACGATTAAGTAACCATGCATTAGAAGAGTCATCCATCTTCTTTAAACATCCAATCGCCCATGCGCTTTTTGCACCATCTAAGTGCGTTATACTGTGCTGCTGCAAATCGTGATGATGTGCATACATTATATTCACCCCAAGCTTCAATAAATGATTTCTTGAGTGATGTATTCCAGCAAAGTGATGACCGTGATAATACCATAGTTTTCCTATTTTAAGGTACTTTCCAGCTGGATAATAGACAAAGCCACGCTCATCCATCTTAAGTGCTTTCTTGCACGATAAGTCAGATAAGTACGGGTTCTCACTAACAAAGCTGTCAAGCCACATCTCGTGGTTGCCTTGTGTGAAATACTTTTCTTTGCAGTTAACTTTATCCAGTGCTTCATCTATTTCATCCAATCCCTTGTTTACCGCTTCTATATCCTTGTAGACAAATGGAAGCTGGTATTCAAGGGGTGGTCTCTTTTTTTTCTTCCATTGCCAATGACTAACAGACTCGAATTCACCAGTATCTCCGAGATCAATGTAAAAGTCTGGCTTTACTATTTCTATGGCCTGTGTCAAACAACGTATTGCCCTTTTATCGGCAAGGGGAAAATGCTTATCAGGAGTTATAATTCCCCGTTTAACGACTCCCGCGTTTTCATTATGCATAGTACTCCTCTGGACCATCGAAGTCAAAGTAAAGGTCCTTTGTTTTGTCTAGGTGCCTGAGAGTTATTTTCCGAGCAAACCTGAGCAATCTTCTTTCACATTTCCTGCATTCCCACAAAAGTGTTCCATCATAAGCACCTAATACTTCAATACCTATAATATCTTCCCCTCCACAATAAGGACACACCTCAGGTCGTTCAGGAAATGATTTCGTACCTATCACCCTAAGTTTCTCAAGCGTTACTAATTCCATATTTGCTTCCTCTCAGTATTATACGCTAATTTACAACCTTTTTTGACGATTCGCAAGCAATTAATAATCAACTGGTCTAATTGTATGCGTAACACCACTTAATCCTCGATTAGCGTATTTCTTTCCTTCCTTTACCATGCTTTCAAAAATAGACATCCAGTATTGTGCTACTGTCATAAATTGTGGATTTTCACTCATTTTTCTCTCATACCCTTTTTGGACTGCTTTCGCTACTACAGCATCGCAAAATTCTTCTGGTATTAATGGGTTATCATCAATACCTGTTTCTCCACTACTTCCACTCCCACTTACAAACTTGTTATCTGTTCTTACAACAAAAAGAGTGATAGCTTTCCCTGCAGGTGGACCAGAAAACCTAGAATCAATCCCAGCACTTGCGTCTAATTTTGAAATAGCTATTTTATCAGCAGGCGGATCACCTATCTTACCAAGCCAATAAACATATTCTTGTTGGTCTACATATATTGCCATTATACTAAATCCCTTTCATCCGGTGTTCCCAGAAGTTTTTTTATGCTAAATCCGTCATAATCAACAGATAATACTTCCAATATATTGGCTGGAAGCGTATACCAGCGTTTATTAGCAATTGTAGTAATAGACGTATCAGTTCCTTTCAGAATCCTTGTTTTTCTGCAAAACTCTTGAATAGCCTGATTCAACCATATTCGTATCTGTGTTTCACTAACATCTGGATGATGCTGTTGCACCATTTCTATCATATGGCGCTGTGTTATCCCAGAAGCAAAAGCCATAACGCTCCTCCTTTATTTGCGGCCGTTCTTTTTACGGCCTTGTTTTTTATCTAAGTTCATCTTGCGACGAGTATCCGGCTTTTCTCCATGCCAACGACTACCAACATCAACAGTTGTCATTATCTTCGGTTTCTCACTCATAGTAAACTACTATCCTATCATTTGAACCACTAGCATTCAGATATAATTCTACAGAAAACGGAATTGGCTTAGAAAAGAATACTGTCTCAGCCGTTATAATATATCCAATTGCAGCTCCTGAATTATCGGCGCTGTTATGTAATGTGCCAGAACCTGCCTGACAAGACCAACCCCACAATAATCCTGGATTAGCCTTTATTTTACCATCAGCAGTCATTGCTTTAGATAGCACCCCCACTGGTCTCAAGGGAACGGTTTTTGTTATTGCTGCCATAGTATCTCCTTTATTTTAAACATTTAGTGATTTAGGGAGGTATCGAGCCTCCCTAAACCGTAATCTATATATGACGCTATTACCTCGTCAATTTAAGATTTATGATGGGTCAGCCCCTATACCTGAAATGGTAGTTGTATCCTGACTAGCAGCATTACCTTGAACATGTACTGTAACAATGCCACCACCTGAGACATCTTCCACCTTCAGTATATGAGAACCAGCAGGGACAGTACATTCTTCTGCATCTGCAGTAGTTGCAATCAACTCATAAGTATATGAACTAGCTGCAACACCCGCACCTATACCTACATCATCAGCATTACTTGCAGTAGACACTTTCACATCTTGAACTGGAGATACTATACATCCAGCACCTGAAAGTACAATGGTATCAGACGCTCCATTGCCTAAGTTCTGAGTATATTTGGTAAAACTACCAGCTTTTGATTTTGTCCAAGCCATTAGTTACCTCCTAACTGAACTTCAGGATAGCGTGAGTTTCGGGAAGACTGATTTCAAGACCAGCTTCGGTCAAGATCATATCTTTCCGGCCATCTACGTTATTATTCTGAACATTCGTGATAATGTGTGTATCACGAGATACACCATTACCAACCAACGGCCGATAAGCTACATTTGACATGTCAACTGCCATCGCATAATCTTCCCACATTCCGCGAAGAAGTGGATCAGCTACGAAGTGCAGTTTCCCGAAAATAGTATCAACTATTGTAACATCATGCCCAAACTTACCTGGGATGCTAGTCACATCTAGTCTATACTGGGAAGCACCAACTGTGTTATTCATGAAACTACCTGAACCCATTTTGTTCAAGTAAGAAAGAATCTTTCTTGAACATAGAACAAGTTTGTTTCCTGAATTCCCGCTTTCAGGTGCGAAGAAATCTTCCATCGCATCCAGAAACGCGTCATACCCAGAACTAGCATAAGTAAAATTATAAATCTTACCATACTGCTCTGTGTAAGGTAGAATACCCCATGTATATCGGATAGGACCATCAGTTGATGATGTTTCATCAGCATCTGCGGAACCAATACCCATTAGAAAAGCCTCTTCAAGGTCCATCTTGTGTTCCATAAGCTTTTCCTGCCACACACGTTTGTATTCATTAGCCTTGCCACGGTACTTTGTAGCTAGCGCTGTACCAGAATAAAGAGGAATTGCTGTCTTAAAAATCTGGACATATCCTTCTCTATCGTACAGTTTATCTGCCCAGCCTTCAGGGTCATCAGACCCCTCAGCCCAGGCACTTCCAATCACTTGACCTTTGGCATCCGCTGCGAATGCAACCTCGCTACCCGTAACTGCATCAAACAAAGCTGTTACATTTAATTTCGCCATGTTGGCCGTACCTAAATCAACACCATCTGCGTCAATTTTAAATCTCCGAGCAACACCATCTGTATCTGCGATGGCGATAATTTGCCCTGGGACAAAAAATAACGGCTGTTGATCAGCTTCGACTCTACCATACTTATCGTACCCACAATCAATCTGCCAGTCAGTGACTGTAGTTGTTCCGGCTACATAAACCGCATTGGTCTTGGCTTGAGCGAGATCAAAGTTTCTACGCTGCCATTGATGACGCTGTTCAAGAAACTTGAAAACAGGATCATCCGTTGACTTCTTCGAAACCTTGGATAGGTAAGTGAAGAAAGGAGACTGCTGTGGTGCAAGCTCGGCTATTCTTTCACCGAAATTAAATAATCGGCGACTATCGTTTATACTTACTGATGACGATATTCCTAAGCCAGCAGAAGTACTATATTGATCAGCCATAGTTAAACCTCCTTAACTATTTATTTTACCACGGATTTTGCTTATCAAAATCACCAATAAGCTCATCCATTATCCGGTCTTCAGCAGTTTTATCAGTCTGCCGATTTACCCCGGATACTACTCCCATCGGACTAGGAATTTGTTGCGCCCTACGAGTCTGCTGAAAAGCAGGACTCGGTTTAGGAGCATTAGTCCCAGTCCCTCTATCAAGGGAGTACAATTTCCAAAGATTATCCACAGTCAGTGAATCTGGAGAAGACATTACTTGAATAAACTCATCTATGGCAGCATCATCAGCATTATATTGCTTACGCACGTGCTGGCGAATATCATCCACCTGCTCTTGCTGTCTAGCATATTGCTGTAAAGCTTCTCTTTCGCGATTACGCTCTTCAGTGAGCTGGCCACGTTCAAAAACAGCCATTTCTCGATCATACTCGCTCCTAAGATTACCATATTCATCCATATTATCTCTCCATTCTTCAACAGCGTCAAGGTATATTCCAGACTCCGAATTAGGGTCTTCATAAGCTTCTACTCTGTTGTAGCGCACTGGTTTCTGCGGCTTTTCCGGCGGAGGTGGGAATTCAAAAGATTCCTCTTCTTGCGGTATCCCCTGTTCGGGGGTCGCAGGTTGTTGAATAAGCGTATTAACCTGTCCTTGAAGCATTTGATTAGTTTGCTTCATTTGTTCAAGTTCATTACCGCGCTTATCAGCCTCGGATTGCCAGTATTGATATCGAACTTGTTCATTATCAAGTGGCGGCTCTTGGCTTTGAGGTGCTTCTGGTTGTTCCTCGGGTATATCAGGGGCAGCAAATCTTCCAAGTGAATCGCGTGGTCGATCTGGTGTTTCCGTGATAGCCGTTTCTTCCGGTTGTGTGAACGGGCTTTCTTCTGTCAATTCAGAAGCATCCCGTGATCCGAAGATTACATCGTCTACAATAGAATCCTCTTGGGGGGTATCTACTGTTCTATTTTCATCCATCGTTTACCTACCTTTCGGACTGCTCTTCCTAGAGCGTGAAGAGGTTGAGCCCTTTTTGGGTTCTTTGGAAGCCTCTCGGACTTCCTTTTGTACTTGCCCTAGTGCGTCATCAAGGCGTTTCTCAAAGATTGTCCCTGCTGCTTTCGCTTTGGTAGAGGTCGAATCTAAATCACCCTTGAATTTTTCAATTTCTGCTTTTTGCTTAGCATGATATACTTCACGCTCACGAGTCTGTAAGTCACCCTGCAGTTTCTTAATAGTCTGTGTCGCAGATTGTAATTGTTGCTGAAGTTGTGCTATAGCATCTGTACGCTGTAGGACACCCTCAATATCGAAGACTTCCGTCTTCTTTAAAACTTCTTGCTTATCTATTATCCCATTCTTATAAGCATCCATGTATAACTCAAGTTGGGCATATCTATTTGTTGGCAATGTAGAGCCTGTCACTACAATAACATCATATTTACCAACACTAATATCATTAATAACTACAAAATCACCCTTATCATCATACATCTTCTTATTAATCATATATTCGCTCATAGCATTATTAGGCTTTAAAAGTCTCACAACTTTCTCTTCTTTATAAAGCTTCTGCATTAATTCTATCGCGACAATAGCAGTACGCTTAAGTCCATATTCTATATCTGCTAGTTTGCTTTTAATTTTTCTCTGACCAAATTCGTCTAAACTTACTGTTGCTTTATATGTATGGGGTGCTACCTGTGAATTACCCATCATCATTTCATACAAGCCGAGTTGATGGTCTATATCTTGTTTTGCAGTGTTCTCATTTTGATATAACTCATTTGGAAGTGGTGCTGGTTGAGCTACGATAGGTTGCCCCATATCAAAGTCAACTTCCATTCCGACACCTGGCTGTGCCCACTTCTGTTCGAATTCGGTCATATCTACTGAGCCTGCTGGGAGCAATACTTTTAAGTTAGTAGACGTTGTAGCATGCGCAATAATAAGGGAGCGTGTCTTATTTATATATTCTTGGACTCCTTTTACCATTCTAACATCACTTACTGGATATGGTGTACGAGTATGCATATTCATAAAGAATACGATGGGATATTCCCCCGTTGGAAGAATACGCTCATACAAAAGCTTATCACCCATTACTACTTCCATTTTGACTCTCTTTGTAGATATTTCAACATGTTGACATTCACCACTTTCAAGTAAATCTGCATGGGTTAATTCTTCTACCTTAGGTGCATCTGGCATGGGTACTTGTTGCCCGGAAACCGTTATTTGTTTCGCCGAAGCTGCTGCTTGTTGATATTGCTGAGTTAATTGAGTAACAATCTGTTTTGCCATCGCTGCGTCAGAAATTAATTGTCCATTTACCCGCCAAGCAGGTTTAGTAGTATATTCGTAAAAA